GGAGGCGAGGGTGCGGCGCTGAAGGAAGTGAGCACTTCGGCGGCGGGCGGCAGCGCGGCGGGAACGGCGGGGGCGCGGTATCACACCGTGGTGCAGGGCGACACGCTTTGGGCCATCGCGGCGCGAAACGGCACAACGGTGCGCGCGCTGTGCGCGCTCAATCCGCAGATCGCGAACCCGAATCGGATCTACCCCGGAGAGCGGGTGAGGCTTTCATGACCGGCAGAGTGGAAACGGCCGGCGGCAAGGTATACGAGCTGCCGGCGCTGCTGGAATGGCGGCTGCGGCGCACCGGCGGCGTGCCGTGCGACAGCTTTCAGGCAAGGTGCCTTTACAGTGCCGAAATGGGGGAGGTGCTGAAGGCGGCCTGCCGCTTTGCGGCAACGGAGAACGGCGTGACGCGGTTCCGCGGCGTGATCGACGAGTGGAGCGCCGTGTGCGGCGCAGAGGGGACGGTGCTGACGGTCGAGGGGCGCGGCATGGCCGCGCTGCTGCTCGACAACGAGGCTGAGGCGGTGACCTATCAGCGCGCGGCGCTCGGCGAGATATTGAAGGACCACGCGGCGGCGTGCGGCGTGACCTGGGAGCCGCGCGGCGAGGTGTACGGCACGGGCGAATACGCGGTGGCGAGCGGGTCGAGCCGGTGGAAGGCCATCGAGGGCTTTGCGCGGCGCTGCGGACTGACGCCGTATTTCACGCGGGAGGGCGTGCTGTGTCTGCGCGGCGCGGCGGAAGGACGCAGGCTTGTGCTGGAGGAGCCGGAGGGCGTGATCGAGGCGTCGTACCGGGACAGGCGGTACGGCGTGCTCTCCGAGGTGACGGCGGTGAACCGTGCGAAGAAGCTGCGCCAGACGGTGCGGAACGAGGCGTTCCTCGCGCGCGGCGGGAGCTGCCGCCGCGTGGTGTATGTGCCCTCGCGGAGCGTAAATGAGCTGCGCTACACGGGGCGCTATCAGATCGAAAAGAGCACGGAGGACGCGCGGGAGCTGACGGTCACGCTCGCGGGGAGCGTGGACGCCGAGCCGACGGACCGCGTGGAGCTGTCACTCGCGCGGCTGGGCGTGCGGGGGACGTTCCGCGTGAGCGAGACGCTGCATACGCTCTCCGCGCGCGGCGAGACGACGGAGCTGACACTGTGGGAGGTATGAAAAAATGTGGGTAGCAGGCAGGCTCCGACGGACGGAGGAGCCGCAGGAGACAACAAATGCGGAGAGCGGCACCGTGACCATCGGCGGGAGCGCGGTGGGCGTGCTCAGCCGGGGAGAGGAGCGCAGCGTTCCGCTCGCGTCGCCGGGCGGGTATGCCTGGCGGCCGAAAAACGGCGAGCGCGTGCTGGTCATCAAGGGCGGCACGCTCGGCGAGGAGCGGTATGTCGCCGGTTCGCTGGACGCCGCGCGGGAGCAGGACGATCTGGGCGACGGCGAGGTGCGTCTCTACGCGGTGGGCGGCGGCGCGAGCATCACGCTGCGCCGGAACGGGCGCGTGGAGATCGCGGGAGAATTGTACATCAACGGAAAAGCGTATGAAGCGCCGGAGGAGGCTATCGGTGGAGCTTAAAATGAAGAATGGGGACTATCTTCCCGACGGCATCGGCGGAGAGCAGCGCGTGGACGGGACCGAGGCGCTGCTGGCGAGGGCGCTCTTCCGGCTGAGTGTGCGGAGGGGGAGCTTTCCCTTCCTGCCGGAGCTGGGGAGCGAGCTGTACCGGCTCGGGAACGAGAAGCCGTCGGCACGGGCCTCTGCGGCGAAGCAGTACGCCGCAGACGCGCTGGCGGAGGAAACGGCGCTGACGGTGGAGGATGTGGAGCTGACGGAGCGCGGGGACGGGATCCTGGCCCTGCGCGTGCTGCTGACGGCGGACGGCGAAAGCGCCGCGCTGGAGATGACGGTGAGAGGAGCGTGAGAGACGATGAAGGAATGGACGGAGATCTATGAGCAGATGCGCGGCACGTTCGCGCAGAGAGCGGGCTTTGTGCCGAGCGAGGGCTGCGACAGCGCGGTGCGCCTCTATGCGCTCGCGGCAGAGCTGCAGTCGCTGCTGATGCAGGCGGACTGGGTGCTTGACCAGAGCTTCCCGCAGACGGCGCAGGGAACGTATCTGGACTATCATGCCGAAACGCGCGGCATCACGCGCGGGGCGGCGGAAAAGGCGGCCGGCGTGATCCGATTTGCCGCGGCGGACAAGGTGACAGCGGCGTGCCCAATCGAAAAGGGCACGGTGTGCATGACCGCGGAGGGCGTGCGCTTTGAGACGACGGAGGACGCGGCCATTGCCGTGGGCAGCCAATGGGCCGACGTGCCCGCGCAGGCTGTGGAGGCGGGCGCGGGCGGCAATGTGATCGCGGGGACGGTCACGCTGCTGTCGGCGATGCCGGTCGGCGTGGTGCAGTGCACGAACCCGGCGGCGTTTTCCGGCGGCTGTGACGCCGAGAGCGACGAGGCGCTGCGCGGGCGAGTCCTGGCGAGCTATCAGCGACTGCCGAACGGCGCGAACGCCGCCTATTACGAGCAGGAGGCGATGCGCTATCCCGGTGTGGCGGCGGCGAAGGCGGTGGGCCGCGCCCGCGGCATCGGGACGGTGAACGTGGTGATCGCAACGCACGCGGGCGTTCCGGACGCGGCGCTGCTTGCGGCGGTCGAGACGGACTTGCAGAAAAAGCGCGAGATCGCGGTGGATGTGAAGGTGCTCGCGCCGACGGTCGAGACGGTGGCGGTGACGGCGGCGCTCAAGGCGGCGCCGGGGTATACCTTTGCCGAGGTCAAGGCCGGCGCGCAGAGCGCGCTGGAGGCGCTGTTCACCGGCGGGCTGCTGGGAAAGAGCGTGACGACGGCGAGGCTGCTGACGCTGCTTTGCGGTGTGGAGGGCGTGGAGAACGTGCATCTGACCGCGCCGGCGGCGGATGTGGCGGTGGATGCGACGGAGCTGCCGATGCTCGGCACGGTGACGCTCAGCGAGCTGACGGAGGCGTGAGGCGATGGGCTACTACAACTATCTTTGCGAGCTATTGCGCCCGCTGCGGGTCTATCGGCTCGATGAGGGCAGCCTGAGCGGTGCGGAGCTGTACGCCGCGGGCGAGGGACTGGACGCCGCAGCTGAGGCGCTGGAGAAGGCAGCGCGTGAGGGCGTGCTGATGACGGCGGAGGACGAGGGGCTTTCCCGCCGCGAGCGGCTGTTCTCCCGCATCGGCGCGCGCACGACGCCGGCGCTGCGCCGGCTGGCGATCGCGTCGCTGCTGCGCGTTGGGGGAGACGGCTTCACGCTCGAGGCGGTCAACCAGACCATCAGCGGCTGCGGCGTGCGCGCCGTGGCCGCGGAGACGGATGAGCAGGGCGTGGTGCGTGTGACCTTCCCGCAGGTGGCGGGCGAGCCGGAGGACTTTGCGCGCATCCGCGACATCATTCTGGAGATCATGCCGTGCCATCTGCAGGTGGACTTTTACTTCCGGTTCCTGACATGGGAGGAGTGCGAGGCCGCCGCGTGGACGTGGCAGGGCGTCGAGGACGCGGAGCACACCTGGGAGAGCTTTGAAAAGGCGGTGCCGACGGTATGACGGAGCAGGAGGTCTCGGTCCGCCTGACGGAGAATGATGAGCGTCTGTACGCCTGCGCGAAGCGTCTGGAGGCGGTGGAACGCAGACAGGACGCTCTGGATAAACTGGTAACGGCGGTGGAGGTGCTCGCCGTGCGGCAGGAGAGCGTGGAGGGCAATGTGAAGGAGATCCGAAACGCGGTGCAGAGCATCACGGAAAAGCCGGGGAAGCGCTGGGAGGCGCTGGCCGACCGTGTGCTCTATCTGCTGCTCGGTGCGGTATTCTCCCTGCTGGCACAGGGGGTGGCGGCATGAGAAGAAAATGGACATTTTCCAAGCTGCTGCTCCTGCTCGAGAGCGCGGTGGTGCTCTACACCACCTATGAGGGCTTCGCGCTGGCGCGGCTGGCGGTGGGATACGGCTATCTCGGCACGCTGCCGTGGGTGGCGGCGACGGTGAGCGCCGCCTGGGGGGCCTACGGCGCGTCGGCGGGCTTTTATTACAACAAGGCAAAGGCGGAGAACACCGCGGGCGGTATCGTGTTTGAGTCTGCCTGCGGCAGACAGGCGCGCGGCGGACAGGACTGCGACGGATGGGAGGAGAACGGATGAAGGAGCTGGCGCTCAAGCGGCTGACAAATCTTTTTACGGTCAAGAGCATCGTGACGATCACGCTGACGATCACGTTCTGCGTGCTGGAGTGCTGCGGGTCGCTCTCGCAGGACTATATGACGATCTACACAGCGGTGATCGGCTTTTATTTCGGCACGCAGAGTAAGAAGAACGAGGATGTATAACAGTCGGGAGATCGGCGAGCTGCGCGCCGATGTGGCGGTGAACTGCCGCACGCTGATCGAGCGCGCGGCGGCACGGGGACTGCCGGTGCTGGTGGTGCAGACCGTGCGCGACGCGGAATACCAGCGCTACCTCGTCTCGATGGGCTACGCGGCCAGGACGGCGACGGTGCCGACCTTCCACGCAAAGGGCGTGGGGCTGGCGTTCGATATTTGCAAGAATGTGAAGGGCCACGAGTACGACGACCCGGGATTTTTTACCGCGATGGGAAGGCTCGGCAAGGAGATGGGCTTCACCTGGGGCGGCGACTGGCGGAGCTTTCCCGACCGGCCCCATTTTCAATGGGACGGGGGCGGAAAATACACCTCGTCGATGGTGCGCGCGGGGCGGTATCCGCCGCCGATGCCGCGCTTTGAAGAGGAGGAAACGATGACGCAGGAGCAGTTCAACACGCTGATGGAGGGCTACTGGCGCTCGCTCGCGCAGCGCGAGCCGGCGGACTGGAGCGCGGAGGCGCGCGAGTGGGCCGAGAAAAACGGACTGATCGTGGGCGACGGAAACGGCAACAAGCAGTACCGCTCGTTCGTCACGCGCGAGCAGCTGGCGGTGTTTCTCAAGCGCTTGCGGGAGCTGGAGAAATGA